CAGTTTGTGACATGGTTGATATAAATTTGAAATTTGGCGATATTTATTTTCCAAAGTTTCCCGTTCCGAGTGGAGAATCTTCAGTTGATTATTTTGAAAAATTAGCCTGGGATGGCCTTAGGATTAAGTATGGTCAGCAGCTACCACAAAACGTGATAGATAGAGCTAATCATGAGATAAAGGTTGTAAAAGAAATGGGTTTCTCTGAATACTTTCTAGTTGTTTCAGACTTGGTTAGGTGGGCAAAAGTAAATGACATTAGAGTTGGGTGGGGAAGGGGTTCCGCCGCCGGAAGTGTTCTGTCCTATGCTTTTGATATTACAAACTTAGATCCGATAAAATTTGGTCTTTTGTTTGAAAGATTTCTTGTTGAAGGAAGAAAATCAATGCCAGACATTGATCTTGACTTCGACGATAGACACAGAGACAAGGTAATAGATTACGCTAGATCTAAATATGGTAATGACAAAGTCGCTCATATTTGTACGTTCAATAGAACCGGTGCAAGACAATCAATTAGAGATGCCGCGAGAGCTTTGGGCTACGATTTTAGCGGTGGCGATAGGGTCGCCAAGCTGGTTCCTGCACCAGTCTTAGGAATTTCAAAATCACTATCGGAATGCATGGAGGTCGCCGATTTTAAGAGTTTATATAACTTTGACGCCGATGCAAAGCAGATAGTCGACGCAGCGTTTGGGCTTGAGGGACTTGTTAGGCAGACTGGAATGCATGCAGCAGGCGTTGTAATATCAAAAGGTCCACTTACAGACTATCTACCCATTATGCAAAAGGGTGTTGATAATCCTATTATTACACAATGGGATATGGGTAGGGTGGAGCAGTGTGGTCTTCTTAAGATAGATTTTCTTGGCCTTAGAAACCTTGGGGTTATTGATGCGTGTGTAAAATCTGTTAAAAATACAAGAGGAATTGATATTGATATAGACGCAGTGCCCCTTGACGATTATCAAACTTTCAATCAACTTTGCAAGGGTGGATCCATGGGGGTATTTCAGCTTGAATCAAATAGTATGAGAGAGATGATGATTCAGCTTCAACCCAAGAGCATTGAAGACATAATGGCGCTGATATCGCTGCACAGACCTGGTCCTATGGGTTCTGGAATGGACAAACTTTATATTTCAAGAAAACATTCTCAGTCCAACATAGAGTATGATCATCCAAAGATGGAAAATGCCCTTAAGAATTCGCTTGGCATTATGTTATATCAAGAAGATGTTTTGGCGGTCGCAAGAGAGTTGGCGGGTTTTTCCTCCGCAGAGGCGGATGATTTAAGAAAAGTTATAGGCAAAAAACTTATGGACAAGATTGCCTTATTTAGATCAAAATTTGTTGATGGCTGTGTCAAGAACTCAAACCTGTCTAAAAATAAAGCAGAAAAAATATATTCAGACATAGAATATTTTGGTGGCTATGGTTTCAATAGGGCTCATGCAGCGAGCTACGCCATGATATCTTACATAACCGCATATCTTAAGTTCAACTTTACCGTAGAGTATATGGCTGCCCTTTTAAGCTCGGTGGTTGGCAATAAAGAAAAATTGGCCTTATATCTTTCAGATTGTAGAAAACTAGGTATCAAGGTGCTTCCGCCGTCCATCAACAAATCATTAGAAGATTTTGCAGTCATAGATAATAAAACAATCATATTTGGATTTGCCGCCATAAGCGGGATAGGTTCTGCTGTTTCACAATCAATTATTGATTGCAGAAATGATAGCACCCCTTATAAATCCGTGCATGATTTTATGAGAAGGGTGTCTTCTTCTGTGTTAAAAAAGTCAACACTGGAACATCTTTCTTGTGCCGGTGCGTTGGACGAACTTTTGCATGAAGCTCTAGATCAAGATTTTGGAAGACAAACGGAGTTAAGTATATTAGAAAAAGAAAAAAATTCTTTGGGTATATATGTTTCAAAGAATCCGGTAGATGGTGTTTGGGATCTGCTTTCAAAAAATATTAGCAATGAAATAATATCGTTGTCTGAAATGCCAGCAGGGTCTAGAGTTTCAATAGGCGGTATCATATCTTCTTCCAGGAAGATGATTACCAAAAAGGGTGCAAAGATGTACAAATTTGTACTTGAAGACATATCTTCTGATGTCGAAATTGTAGTCTTTCCAAGAGAGGCAAAGAAATTTGATGATGGATTTTTTCAGAATGGTGATGTTGTAAGCGTCGTTGGGTCTATCTCTAAAGACGGTGATGATGAAAATTCAATAACAAAAGTTCTATTAAATTCTTGCGAAAAGCTTGACATTAGTAACTTTTCCGGGGGCACACCAATATATTTAAAGATCGACAAGAACATACATGCTAATATTATCAATCAACTATATGATATAATAAATGCCAATAATGGTGGTTCTTTGGTTTTTCTCTCCTATAGAGAAAATGGCAAAGAAATAACCTTTAAATTTAAAAAGAAGACTTCAGTTATTGCTAGGGAGCAACTCGAAAAGGTATTATCCGGAGATAATTAATGACTACTAGAAATTTTTATCAAAACCCATCAACAAAACCTTGTTGGAATTTTTGTCCGTCCTGCAACAGATGTCAAGATAAGGGTAGATACTCCAAGTGTACGTCGTGCAGCGGCAGATATGATCCCAATGGGAATATAGACGCTGATCCAGATGATTATTGCGATTGTAAAAATGGGGTACTTAGATGGAAAACTCAGCAGGGCAAACTTGTTCATGTTAGATTTAAGTCTAACCCATTTAAGGCAAGGGTAAAGTACGAAAAAAAGAGTCAGGATGAAAGAGATTGGGACTCTTACATTAAGGATATGCGCGAAAAAATGGATGATCCAAACTTTAATCCCATAAGTATATACGAGGAGTAATATGAAAAATGAGGTAGGAAGAGTCTTGTTGGGCAATGCGACTCTTATAGAATACGATTGTGGTGATGATACTCAATCTTTTTTTGTCCAATGTGGAGTAGCTGGGTTCTATGCAAATCAGCAAGAGTTGCGTGATTTATATGGCGCAATTAATTACTATTTAAACATAGAATCTATCGAAGATATAGTTGTATCTATAAAGGAGTTCTAATGTCTTGGCCATATAGCGAAGGTGATTTTATGGAAATTGGAGATAGCGGCTGGATTCCATTTGGTGAAAGCAAGTATAAGAACATACATACCGGCCATATTGTTGACGAAGACGGCAATGAGTATGACGAAGAGGGTAATCTTATTTCCGAAAATTTCTTCAACAGCGAAGATGAAGATCATATATAAATGAGCGATCTTTCCATAAAGTCTATTGATGATATAGACGAGTTTAGGAGATTAACACTTACAGAATTTAGCTATTCAAGGATAGATACATACGAACTTTGTCCATCTAAATACTTTTATTCTTACATTAAGAAAGAGCCCAAGCAATTTAGTGCTCCAGCGGTTTTGCGGAAACATAATTCATTCCGTCTTGGAAGATAATGTATCCAAAGAAACCCCCCTTGAGTTAGACCGGATTAAAACAAAAGTTTGAAGAACACAAAAAATCTTTTGATCCCAACAATCAAATAGATCAAAGCTTAATCTCTGCCGGAGATCAAATTATAGTTGACCTATATGATATGTATGGCGGTCGAACCTTTGATGTATACGATAAAGAAATGGAATTTAGATTTGTTATCGGAAATTATTCCATTCTAGGATATATAGATAGAGTTGATGTTTATGATGAAGTTGTTGAAATCATAGATTATAAAACTGGTAAAAGGGAGGTGGCTCAAAAAGATATTTCAACAAATCTTCAGATGGGAATATATGCCCTCGCCGCACACACCGCTTTTCCGGGAAAACAAATAAAAGCTTCTTTACATTATTTAAGAAGTGGGAGAATTAAATCTCATCAATATACAAATGAAGATATTGAAAATGTTAAAACGCTGCTCATTAGTAAAATATCAAAAATAATGAATGATTTTAACTTTACCCCAACTAAAAATGAAAGGATATGCTCGTTCTGCGATCATGCCAAGAGTGGCGCTTGCGCTACCGGTGCCGCAAGATTACGAAGGATGTCTAGGGTTTAATATAAAAATAAAACCCAGGGGGTTGTCCCCTGGGCACCTAGTTTTACCTAGATTATATCTAATATGTATTATTTAATTAAAATTGAGCTACGGGATACTGTTCGATTGAAGCGATGATGTCAAAATCATGTGCTTCAACGAGCTTCACAGCCTCATCTACGGTTAGGCCAAGGTCCGTAAGACCCTCAGCTGCCATAGAATTGATCGTGTCCTTCACGCTCTTGATGATGGTGTTTGTAACTGACATGTTATTCTCCTTAATGGTTTGTTATTTGAATTGTTATTGAATATAAAGTATAATATATCTGTATTGACACATAGAGGATATCAGTAGTATGGCAGAAAAAACAACTCCAGAAAATTTTTTCCTAGAAAGATCTAGACTTAAGGGTCATCCAAAGGTCATTGACAAAAATTTGATTCAAAATCATGAAGACATTATACCGCCAAAAGGCGGAAGGGGTAATGTTTATAGACATACGAAATCAGGCTTCAGAAAAGATCTTAATCTTAATATGAGGTCAAATTGGGAAGCAAATACCGCTAGAATAATGAACTTGTATAAGATAAAGTTTGAGTTTGAACCAAAAGTTTTTTCTTTTCCAATTAAAAGAGGAACTAAATCATATACTCCAGATTTCTTTTTAATATCCACCAAAGAGTGGATGGAGATAAAAGGTTATTTGGATGATAAAAGTAAATTAAAAATAAAAAGATTTAAAAAATATTATCCGCAAGAGTTTGATAAATTGATTTTTGTTATAAGCAAATACTCTTCGGATGCGTTAGAGTTTGCAAAAGATATGCAAATAAAAAAAGTTTTATTTTATGAGGATATCAGATCTTTTTTTGCGGACAGAATATTTATATGGGAAGGAAAATAAATGGCCGCTTATAAGGAACAATACTACACTCTTGAAGAGCATGAAATGCAAGCCCTAATAGTAAAAGCTAAAAAGGGTAACACGAAAGCTCAGGAAGAGCTTTTGAAAGTATTTAGTAATTTTTTGACTAAATATGTTACAATGTTGTTTGTTGGCAAATATAGTTATTCAGATTATGATATTAGAAGATTCATGTCGCTGTTCGTCAAGGATACTTACGTAAGGTTTGCGTTGATGAAAAATAAATTAAACCAAGCTGGATACAAACACGTTAATGAGTGTATCCGGCGGCATACTTTACATGGTAAAAAGATATTGCACCGAAGAGGATGTGCAGCAAACTGTAAGGCTAACATTTTTTCAGTGCGTAAATAGATATGAAAGAAGGGATTCCGAAAAGGGCCCCATACCATTTAGCGCTTTTCTATATAGTTATTTTTTGTATTTATTGAAAAAGAATGTAGATACATTTTTGATAGATCAATTAGGAAGAAAATCTTTTCCCCTGATTACTCAAGATGATATACCAGGAGATTCTTCTGAGCAAGAAATTATGAAAAATGGATCCTATGTAGATACTAAGCAGTACGCAACAAATGATATTTTATTTTCTATTGATGTTGATGAATTGTGGGTGCTGGGTGTTGA